CGTAGGGGGCACACCCCCTACGAGTATCTTTTACCCAACTATATTTAGATCGGCCTCTGGTTCTACGGTTTAATTACTGATTGCCACACCATCTTTTTAGAAAAGTTAATCACCTTTTGTATATGTCATGCATGGGTTGCGGCCCATACCGGTATGCAATGTTGGCTTTAACCTGTTGGAATTCTCTTCTCAACCAAGTCTTCGTCAGGAATTTCTGTGAAATATCATATTCTGACACCCCCCCGTGTGCGGTGCTTTTAGTTTGTTCAAGAAACTACACCCAGGGTATCCCCCTATTCACCTTTCTCACCATTTCTTGTCTTTTCCATTGTAAGGTTAATATCCCTTTGAGATAGACCTTGAAATTTATAAATAATGGCAGTCTGACCACGAACTGTCCCTGTCGCGATGGGCACAATACTGGCTTTTTAGCATTACTATTAGTACTAGTACCGAGATCCCAAATCGCGGAACGTACTAACAAGTCGCTTCTTAGACTAAGTTATCAGCTCTAGATAGGAATTCTTCTCCTGTTAACAGAACGATCAGATAAAACACAGCTATTTCCGTGGGAACGCCCCTTCGGTCAATTTTTGCATGTCAAACTTGGAACTCTGTAGCAAGTACTTCTTCGCGAACAGTTCTGATAAGAGTGCCACATATCCTTAAATGGAGAGTGAATGCGAGCGATAGGAATAGTTGTTTGCCTCACCGTAATTCAGCAAAGGTCTCCGCCCTGCTGGCATTGAAGCTCGAAGGTACGCTTGTCGAGTGGATCGCAGTCGTTACGTCCGTGAGAGTGCAGCTTAAGGCCGTCTTATTCGTATAGACGGATCTAAAATCAAGTGTAGGTGGATGGAGGTGCTCGATACACTTGATGTTCGTTTTGTTTTGGAAAGGAATGATACGTGGCCCCCGTCTTTGTCACTTTATCTAAACTTTGTTTAGTTTAAACCAAAGAACGCCCGTTCGGACGCACTGGGGATCGAGTCTTTCTGTTATCAACAGCCTTTTATAAGCGTTGATAACTCTCTTCTGGTTACTTTCTCTTGCTCTTGCTTCTGTTTCTGCCTTCTCTCCTGCTCTTTCTATGGCTTTCAATTCTCTTTCCTCTTCCTCCTCTTCTGGCCCTTCCTCTTCCTCAGCTTCCCGCGAAGCTGCTCCTGAGATCGCCCGCGCTGAGCAGGAACAGCTCATGATTACTACGCGCGACGACGCTCTCCTCTTCCAGGCCATCGAGTCTGTTGTCCTGGAAGATTCTCTCAACACCCGCCTCAATCCTGCTAAGCAAGAGCTTGCTTGCAGGCGTTATATGCTTGCTGCGTATAACGTACCTTTGACTGTGGCCGCGGATACGGAGATTTTCAAATTCGATCCTTTCACAAGGTATTTCAACCATTCGCTGGCCAAGAACTCCTCTCTTTCCACCTTCAGTGACGTCTACTTTGATCTAAAGATCACAGTGACCGTCATTTCCCTCCCAGCTTATGCTGGGTTTCTCCGCTTTTATTTTTCCCGCTTTCACCAAATCGTTGAGGATGAACCAACGCGGAACGCGTTTGAGCATTTTGATCTTGACCTCTCCAATAAGGAGTATCTTGAGTTCACCCTCACGATGGAGCTCCCATACCGCTTGATGAACACTAAGCGGTCTCCTTTTGTTTCTTATGGCGTTGGTAGTCTCGTTGCCTACGCCCCTCTTCAGATCACTTCCCCCGAGGCTGCTGGTGCTAACATCAGGGTTGAGGTTTATGGTGAACCCATTAACCTCCGCCCCTTCAATCTTATTCCTCGGTTTCTTACCCCTGCCCTCCAAACTGCTCTACAACCTATGGAGGCTGGGGTTTCTTCTGACATCACTTGGAGGGAGCCTGTTGCTAACAGACTTTCTCCTTTTGATGTGGCTAAGCATTGGGGCTTTGCCAAACGTGTTACGGTGCCCACAACTGTTACAACTACGGCACCCATCCTTTTAATGCCCCTCAACCCAGCTTCCTATAAGAGGACCCCCCTTGGCGAGTTAACAAATCTATACTCTTTTTTCAGGGGTTCTATGAAGTTCAGGCTCACTATCAACCTGAACAAGTTCCAGAATGTGCAGCTTGCTGCCGCCTTCGTCCCAGCTGGAAGCACCATTGATTCCGTGGACTATGATGCCTGTGCTTATCAGGACTTCACCTTCGATCAAGCTCATGTCCACGAGTTTGAGATTGAGTACGCTGCAGGCTCCCAGTGGTTACCCTCACGGGTTTCCTCTGCTAATGCTTCCGAGTCTTTCGGGAACCTGTGCGTCTTTATGCGCTCTCCTGTCATCTCTGTCACACCCCCTGCTGCCCAACCTTCTCTTCTCGTTGAGGTTGCTGCTGGTTCTACTTTTGAACTGGCGTACCCTCGCGACCATCTTGTCAGCAGTCCGCAGCCTCCTGTTGTTCAAGCCTTGAACTCAGAGGTTCCCATTCGTTCCGTTTCTGCGTCAACCAACCTATACAGTGATGCCACTCTTCCCTCCTTGGTTGACGTTTTCTCTCTCAAGGACCAGACAAAGATTGTCTATATTTCTCCGCGCCTTGCGCAGTCTGGTCTTTTGCAGTTCCTCACTTCTTCCCATGCCGCCTGGCGTGGAGCTTTGGAATTCATCATTGAATTCCTTGAACCCAGTGGTGCCCTCGAAATTAGGTATGATCCGCTTCTGAGAAAACCTCAGAATCTCGATTACACCTCTGAGAAACATGTCCCAACCACTGGGTTCACCCTTTTTGCAGCTGCTAGTGTTAATAGGATCTTTCGCTTTAAGGTGCCGTTTACTTGTATATACGATTACTTGTGTACCTTCGAGTCTTCCTTCTCTTCCCACCTTGATATGGGTCTTAACATGGGCGCCCTCCTTTTATTGGGTCAGGCTCATTTTAAGCTTTATATCAAAGCAGCTGATGATTTTGAGGTCCTGTTTTACAATTCTTTTTCTCATTGGACCTCCCCCGCCTCTATCATCCCCCCTTCTGTTGAGGCTATGCGCAACAAGCTCACCCCTACTGCTGACTGGCCTATGGCCCGTCCCCAAGCAGGTTGGGGTCAGAAACTCGGTATTGACACCGAGGAGATAAATTCTACAGTCTCCGAGGTGAAGAGCCTTGTTTCTTCTCTCAAGCCTCTGGTCCATGCCGGGACCAATGTTATGGATGTTATAACCTCTCTTCTCGAAGGTCCCGGCAAGATTTTTACTGCTGCGTTCAACATGGCCTCTCTTGGCCTTGAGGGTCTGAAAACTGTAGTTCTCAATATGCACACTTTCATACAGACCTTCCTTGAGATCGTTACCCCCTCCTACATTTGGAGTTTTCTTAAGAACGCTACTGATGAGGCGTTCTCCCCTGAGGAGTTGCTTGTCCTTTACGGGGTGGTTGTTGTTGCTGGCGCTTGCGCGCTTGATGTTACAAACCCATCCTTTATTGTTCTTGCTTTGATCACTTTTGGTCTAGCAACTCCTGCTCTTATCTCCATTACCTCTTCCCTTGCTGAAACTCTCCTTTCTGATGTGGCCGCCCCAGCTGTCAAGGCCTCTCTTAAAGTGGAGTCATCTTCAACAATCACCTGCGTTGTCACGATTCTCACTACTCTTCTTGGATTGTTGATCCCTTCAGCTAAGGGAAATTCCCTCTTCAAGCTTGGCGCTTTTGCTAAAGATTTTTCTTCTATTTTCTCTGGCGCCAAAGTTCTTGAGGAGATTTTCTCCTCCCTCCTTTCTGTTATTCTCCAGTCTCCCGTCATTTGCAGTGCTCTTGGCTGCGATTTTGCTGGTGTCTCCCTTGCCCTTTCAGTTGATCTGGAAGCGTATGTCAATGAGGTTCGAGCTCTGTTGCTCGACGATTTCATGAACAAGGGGATCACCCATGAGATGATTGTCAACCAGGAGAGGTTGACCAAGATTAGACGGGAGATTGAGACCAAGCTCCCTAAGGTGGATAAAACCAATTTCTTCTTCAATACCACCTTGAGAAAAGTCATGGACGAGCAAGAAAAGATGCATCGTCATGTTAAAGCCCACCGCGGTCATGCCAAGGAGCGATTTTCGCCCTTCACTATCATGATACATGGCCAGACCCGCGTGGGCAAGAGTGTTCTTGCCGCCCATTTGCAGGAGCAATTTTGTGAGCTGATGAACTGGGATGTGGAGACTGATGTCTACACCCGGCAGAACAACGATAAGTTTTTCTCCGGGCTTGGACATCAGAAAATTCTGTACATTGATGATGCCCACACCAACATCAACGCTGATGGCGCCGATTCTGACATGGCGACCATCATGGCTTTTGTTACCAATGCTCCTTGGGCCCCCCCTATGGCTTCCCTTGAAGATAAGGGCCGGTGTGTCACTGCTCTGATTGGAATGTTTGTTACTAACACACCCGGAGTCCCAACTTACGCAGGTGTCCGTAATCCTGAAGCCTACCTTGCGCGAAGGAACCTGCTTGTGAAGATGCGCTGGAAGCGCGATGCTGCTGACTACCAGACTGATTTCTCCCATGCGGAGTTCATTCTGAATGACCCCATGGATCCAAATGGTTCCATGTGCTTTGATGCTGATTGGAATTCCGTAAGGGAGACCGATCCTAATGTGTGGGTCTTGTCTTATGCTGATCTTTGGAAACTCTGTGCCACCCAGTTTGTTGAACATATGGTGGAGCAGCGCCGGCTTCGTGCTGAGCGAAAATCAGGCAGTGCTATGCCTGCCCCTGTTGATGATGATCTCCTGGCGGCGGTCCGCAAGATGTGTGACCACTTTGATGACCTTGATGCTATTCCTTTGGATAAGTTTCTTCCCCAGGCCGCCACCCAAGCTGGTAAGTCGGAGTTCGATGGGCAATTCTCCCCATACGGAGAGGGCTCCCGGAAGACTACCGCAGAGATGCTCCACCGTGACTACCAGCACTGCACTGGCTCTAATGTTCCCCGTTATGCTGCTATTTATGAACTTTTTGGGGACAGGGTTTTGAAGGCTGTTGGAGATATATATTATCTCCCGCGGTTGGATACCTTCGTCTGGAAGGGTGAACATCTTGAAAATAAGGAGCTTTATTATGCGCTTCTTGAGGTTGCCTCTGGCACTCCTGAAGAAGATCTTCTTGAGCATTTTGAAGATGTCGCTACTGCCATTGCTGATGAGCCTTCCTCCGAGATCCGTGATGAAATGCTGCTAGCTTGCAGTAATACTACCCGCCCCTTGATTAAACGTAGGGTTGAGCGGATTCTGCATATCCGTGAAACTATGGCTGATTTTGGTGGGACCGGAACTCGCACTTTCTGGGGCGAACTCGCCCGTGTGAACGCAAGAATACCTCGCTGGTTTAAAATCTTGCTTCTTGCTGCTGGTACTGGTGGTTTCGTTTACCACATGTTAAGGAAGAAAAATCCTTATAAGCGGCTCTCAGCTGAGCCCAGTGTTGCCCCTCCCCAGTATCAGAAAGACCTTGCCCCCGCTCTCGCCATGCCCGTCAAAAAGATGGTTGTCCCTCTTGCCCCTCCCCAGTATGAGAAAGACTTGGCGCCTGCCATGTCCATGCCCTTAAAGAAGGCTTTGGTGGCCATTGACAACCAATATGAGCGAGATCTGTCTCCTTCCATGTCCCTCCCTGTCAAGAAACGTCAGCCCATCCCTCCTCAGTATGAAAGAGAGCTTGCCCCTTCCCTGACAATGCCCGTTAAGAAGTCTGTTCTTAGCGATTATGCTCCGGCAGCTCGTCCTCGCCCTCTTGACAATCCCCCCCCCTTGGCCAAGCCTCAAAGCGCTGCTGAGCTTGAGGAGGCCCAAAAGCAGGTGTGCGACAAAGTGTGCACTGTGTGGCGCTCTGGCGCTACTCAAAATGGTTTCCTGCTTGATGATAGGCACGTCCTTGTCAACCGCCACTTTATATGCTGTGCCTATCCCCCCCTTCTGGAGAATGAGCTTTACCAATTCAAATATGAAGTCTCCTCCCCTGAGATAACTCAGTGTTATCTGGAGGAGCGTAATCTTGCTGTTGAAGACATTTGGCCTGTTGGCCAAGAGGATTTCTGTATCCTCAAGCTCAAACTCCCTCTTCCGCGTGTTTCTAAAGGGTGGGGTCACCTGGTCACAGAGCGTCAGCTGACGGCTCTTTATCCCACCACTGGTATTTTGATCACACGTTCTCCTAAGTTTAAGAGTGTGATCCATAGCCTCTACCCTGTTAAACGTATGCTGCGGGCCTCGAAAGAGACTTTCATCAATCTTGATGGGGCTATGAATGTTTTCAATCCCTCTTCGATTTTTGTTGATGGGTACACCTATCGTGCTGTCACTAGTGACGGTTCGTGTGGTGGTCCCCTTATACTTGAGGGAACTGGTGGTAAGGTTTGTGGCCTCCACGGTGCTGGCTTTGTCACACCTGACAGGTCAGGTGAGTGTCTTGCTCATCTGCTCTACCTTGAAATGATCCAGACTGCCCTTAAAGAGAGAGGTTCTCTCTTCTTCTGGAATTCCAACCCCCGCTACGCTGAACCCGCTCCCATCTACAACGCTAGACTTGATGCGCTGAATGCCCTATTCGTCAAAGCTCAAGTCTGCATTGATGTTGCCCCTTATGGCCTTGAAGTTGTTGGGGTGACTGATATGAGCGTTGCTACTCGCGGTTCCATGCATACTTCCTTCCGCCCCTCCCCCATCTCTCGCTTCTTCCCCTTTGAACCCTTTCGTGTCCCTGCCATCCTCTCTCCCAAGGATTCCCGTGCCCCTTATGAGTATGATCCTCGTGTTGACATCCTTGGGAAGTACACCCGCCAGATTAAGCCCCTTGACCACACTCGGCTTATGCGGGTTGTTGATCATCTTGCTGCTCAAATGACTCAGCTGTACCATCCGTACAAGCCAACTGGCTTGCTTACTTTTACTGAGTCCATTGATGGAGTTCCAGGGGCACCCTTCTATGATGCCATCAACATGCACTCTTCCCCCGGTATCCCCTTTTCTTTCCAGGGACATCATAAGAAAGCCAGCATGTTCGTCCACGCTGATGATTATGTTGATGGTTCCCCTCACTACCTTCCCATTTCCCCTGTCCTTGAGGCCCGTTATGATTGTATTGTTTCCAATGCTTTGCAAGGAAACATGGTTGAGGTCCTCTTCCAGGAGTTCATGAAAGATGAACTCGTTAAGCGAGGGAAAGTTTTTGAAAAGCCAGCCACTCGTGGCATTGCCAACCCCCCCCTTGACTTACTCCTAGCTGTCCGCTCTGCTTTTCTCCCCTTTATTGCCCTCTGTATGTTCAATAGACATAGTATCGACTGTCAAGTTGGTATTAATCCAATGTCTGGGCTTGAGTGGACGGCTATTGTGAACCGCCTCCAAGGGAACTCTGATCTTGTCTTTGATGCTGACTATTCCGCCTTCGACTCCACTATTCATGGCTCTACTCTTGACGCGTTTGCTGAATTGGCAAACAAAGTCATGGGTGGTACTTTTCAGGAGCAGTTGGCTAGGAAAGTCCTTGTGCGTTATACGTATGACAGGGTCTCCCAGGTTACTGATGTTCAGGTGAAGATCAACCAAGGCATGGCCTCTGGTATGCCCATCACTGCTGTTGGCAATTCTATTGTCAACATGTTCTATTTGAGGTATGCTTGGTTGAAGCTGGCGGAAAAAGTGGCCCCTGAGTTTGCTTCCCTCAGGTTTTTCGATGAGAATGTCAAAGCCATTGTCTATGGTGATGACAATATGGTCACTGTGAAGCCAAGTTGTGCCAGCTGGTACAATTTGAAAACTATCGCCCAAGCTCTTGCTGAGTATGGTATTGTCATGACAGACGGTGCCAAGAATTCTGGTGATAAGATCAAGCCCTTTGGGTCCTGGGCTGAAATGCGTTTTCTTAAACGCGCCTTTGTGCTTGATCATGCTACTGGAATGTACCTTGCTCCGTTGGAAATGAAGACTATCCTTGATAGGATACGTTATGTTAAGAGCAAGACTTGGGTTGTTGACCTCGATATGAGGTGCCAGGCCTCTTTGGTGGACGCTGTTATGCATGGGAAGGAATCCTTCACTGCCTTACAGTATTTCATCAATGATTGCTATGCTGAACTTGATCTGGTACCTTATACTTTTGAGTATGAGTTTGAACGGGGGCAATGGGAGTCTGCTGGGCGGCTTGCCGTCAATCAAATGCTGAAATTTTCCAAGCAGGATCCCGCGACCAACTATCTCTTGACCTATACTGCCCCCATTGGTCGTCATCCCACCACAGAAGGTCTTCGTTACCTTCTTGAGCTTGATCCTCCCACCCTTGTTCGTGAAGCGGGTGTTTTGGACTCTTGGCAATGTGCTGGAACTCGTCCCTCCTCTGGTTCGTCCCTGCCGTCTACTTCGCAAGGCGGTGGCGTTACTAGAGAGGATATTAGATCCGTTGTCAATGCTGTCCACGAGCTTTCTGAGAGAATCCCTCCCCAAGTTAACATTCAAGCTGATTTGAGGGATATTGCTTCTATGATCCGCAATTTGCCTAGGCCGCCAGTTTCCTCGGATTCCATCCCTGTTGAGCTGAAAAGAATGAATGGCGAGCTTAGGGCTCTGAGTGAGTTGTTTTCCGGCTGGAAAACTGAACAAAAAGTTGATGAGATTCTCACTCTTTTGAGGGCTAAGAAAGGCCATGAGCCTTTTGTGATGACTTCTGTTGGTGCTGGTTCAGACCCCCCAACTTCTAAGACTATCATAACGAGGGGCACATTCAGATCTGCTTCCACTCGTCATGAGGGTTCTTCTTCTTCTCTTCTCAACCCCTCTCCTTCCGCCCCAGAGTTACCTCCCCCCACCTTTGGTGACTTTGGATTCATGGTTTCTATGCCACACTACCGTATGCTTTTCTCTGAGTCCACCTGGGGCGAAGACCATTTAGTGGCTTTCTTCGGATTCATCTATTCCGGAGCCTTTACCTGGTCCCTGAAGTTGGCTGGCACTGTCATTCATGGCTGTAACAAGCCATTCAATATTGCCGCTACAGGGGCGCTTTGTTGGGTTTGGTGGGATTGGGAAACACACCCTAAGATTAGGGTTTGTAATGAACGTGTTCTTGTTTCGGCAGCGCCGAAAAAGACTTTTAAGTTGGTGTTTCCCAACGAAAGCAGTGAAGCTCACATCCTTTGCTGTTTTCCTGTTAAGATGTGACTTCCTTGGGCTGGCTTTGGCTTACCACAGTATGTGGATGGCGATTGTCAGTCCTGGGTTTTAGTTTTCCCCTCTAAGGAGGTTTTTCTTTTTGTAGGTTAGTTTTCGCAGCGTCAAAGGCTGGTTCTAGATTTCTCCAGGACCTTTCTTCCTTTTGGAAGTTGTTGCATGAAATCAGCTTTCCTTTTCTGTATTGTATATACAGCTTTTAG